AGCAATCGTACCTACACCAGCAACAACTGCCGTTGCAATACCAAGGGTTATGGGTTCACACATAATTTCGCGAATTCGACGTAAGTAAGACGTTTTGGACCTACGGGCACATAACACAAACGCTTAAACCCCAACATCTTCAAGAGCTTTCGGTGCATCTTGTTTCTGGGATCCATAGTGTTGTGCAACATTGTGTAGTCTTGCCGTTGTAACCATTTCTTTGCTTCTTTAAAGAAGAGAATAGGTATTGTCTCCACAGCAGGTGTGGTGAGCATCCATACACGTCCTATACCGTCTCCTTCATCTACAACTCCTGCAAAGCCCGCAAGCTCATCATCAGGAGTGTAGAAAGAGACAGGATTCTCAGTTACAGCAACACTCATTGCCAAGGCATAAAAAGGAGGGTGCCCTTGTCCCTCCAATTCTCGTTTATCCTGCCATCTGAGTAAGTCTGAACTTTGCCAGGCCAACTCCATTGAGCAGGGTTTAATGTATTTAGATTGATTGAATTCCTCTGTTTGCATAAAGACCAAACCAAGTAGCAGCGATAAATGAAAGGGGAAAAGGTGTATTGCTAGTAAGCGTAATATCAGAGTCTGTGCCTTTACCATAGACAGGAATAACGTTGTCTATGATTTCAGGGATAGGGACTGTATTAGCCAAATATTCGTTAGCAATTGTTTGGGGGAATGAATAGGTTTTAGTAGTTCTACCCTTGACTGCAACGGTGGCATCAAATGGTCCTGAGTCAGTGCTTTGTATAACAACACGCTGAATACGAGGGATGTTGACTACATCAGATTGAACTGTCCCACCAGCCTGTGCGGCCCTGCGATAGAACCTAGGTATACCAACAGTCATAGCGTATTGGTATCCAAGAGTTATCTGGTCAGAACCAGTACGATCACCTGGAACCTCCACAAAGTCGTCAGTGCCGTTATTGCCGTGTGTAGGGTTGATATACAGCACACCTCTTTCGGTTTCCGTGTCATCTACCACTACCAATGGCACCAACGTGGAGTCGTACACTCCTGCTGGAAAAAAGACCCTTGTGGTGTCGTTTACATCGTTGTAAGCAACAGTAAGAGTGTTTTCAAATAGATCCATACGGTATTCATAGGAGATACCGTTTGCGTTTATGGCCGTTCCTTCCACATCGACAAGAACCGTACAAGTAGACAGGCAAACGCCATTCTCCTGTTCTGTCACAAAGTAATAGTTGTCGTGGTCTGTGGCTTGCAGTAGGCAATCGCCAGGTAGCAGCCAACGAACCCAAGACGCCAAAACCCTTTCGTTACCATTATTGAAATATTTAAAGATATAGAGTTCGTTAGGGTCATCATTACCCAGCAGCGTGATAACAGAAGCTGAGGCATTACTAACCATTGTCCTCAAATCACCAGGAACATAGTTAGGTGCTGTTCTTGATAGGTCTGCTTTTTGCGGTCTGTTATCAGCAGAAGTAACCAACATCTCTGTCACCGTAGAGAACCCTTGATTGGCATCTACATAAATAATTGAAGTTCCTGTGTCTACTGGTGACACGTCAGGGTTGATGGTGAGAGTGCTAAATGCTTTTAGCTGAGCGCTACTAGGTCCAAAGGTATCACCCTCTGCAGTCAACATAAACTGAGCGTGTTCAGAGAAAATCAGAAGACCCAACTGATCACCGATAGCAAACCGCAAGCTCACAGGTCGTAGAGAACCTGATGCAAGGTCTACAGCATCAGCATCTGATGTGGTTAGTGCTGATACACGAAAAAGATTGAAAAAACTACTGGGTTGAGAGCAGATGACATTAGAGCCAGCCAGCAGAATTAAACGGTTACGAAAAAAGCTAAGACCAGTGACCCTATTGTTTAGCAAAGTCGGCATAGGATTTGAATCATCATCCCCCACACGTCGCTCAACCCAATACAAGTCATCACCGTCTCTGTCAGCCTCATTCAGTGAGCGAAACGTAAATGTGCCATTGGTTTCACGAATGATCGCGTGTGGCATTGTGTCTGGGTCCAAGGTTGTTGTAATTCCTGGAGCTACAGTTTCAACCCAACTACCAACACCTTCAGTTGCAGTGCCATTAACTTCAAACCTGACGTAATACTCATCTCCATCTAAGTTTTCTAGGTTCTGGATTTGTAGAACCATACCTTCGACACAAGAACCAGGCAGGTCTGCAACGTCCCTTACTGTTGATTTGAAAGCTTCTACGGAAACAGAGCTGAGACCACCCCTTGCTTCAATGGTAAAGTCAGCATTATCTGTCCTAGTAATATGAATTACATTACCGGTAATAGTTTGCGTAAAAGCGTTGGGTAATTCATTAGCAATACCTTCAATAACGGAAGTAATTGATACGTTACCTGTAGCAGGAGATGTATATGAATATTCAGTTCCGTCAAGGACAATCGTATATTCAGTGTCATACCCAGCAATCCGCAAAATAATAAGTGCTTCTGGGTCTCTGTCAGGACTCAAGTCTGCTAAAGCAGAAACAGTCTGACTTCGGTTTAGAACAAAATTATAATCATTTATCTGCAGCATTTCAAAGTCTGCTTCTGAGACACCGTTTACATAAGCAGTTGCTGTAGCGTCTACTGCATTAACAGTTGCTGCATCTCCTGTAAGAGCATTCCAAATTTGTAAGGTGCCGTCAGGAGCGAACTGACCAATAAACTTTTCTTGAGAATCACGGAAGATAGTAAACCATCTGCCATCAGCAGTTGCTCCAGTAAGACTAGAGACTAGCTTTAGACCTGGGCGCTTAAGCAAGCCATAGGTGGGGTCAGGTAAACAGTTGTCAGCTTGTGTAACTTGGCCAGGTAGTTTAAGAGAATCTGGTTGCTGTGAAACGCCGCCCAACAAATTTGGGATGCGTTGGGAAACGGATACAGGCATTGTTTATCGCAGAAGGGATCTATAAGGCTGATAAGAGATGTAGTTGTTGGTGCCATCGTGAAGACCAAACACGTTGGGCTTTGCTGTAGCTGTGTCGTACTCAATGCAGATAGTCCTAGTAGCTGACTCATCCTGAGCAATAAGTTGTACTTGCTCCTCTGAAGTCACCAGACGACTGGCATAAATACGTGAGGCTCTTGCTGTGATGTATTCCTTCATCGGTTGGGGGCACTCCACAAAAGGAAAGTGCCAAACCACATCCGCATAGATAGTTTCTGTGAAGGTATAGGTATGATCTTTTTTATTATAAAATTTGCTGTCTCTTTCAACGATTAGGTCACGGTCACCACCGTGCTTGTAAAAAGACAAGGTAAAGCTAATAAGATTATTAGGAACACCGATCTCCCCATTCTGTTGTCGAGGAAATGGGTATTCTAGTTCAGTGTTGAAGTTCCACCCCTCTGCTAAAACGTTGCGCGTCGTCTCTTCCAAGATGGACTGTGCGGTGAAAACTTCAGGGTTATCGGTGTCGAGATTTACGACAGCCGCACCGCCGATGCAAGAGAGCATCTGGTTTACGGCATCTAGGACGGTTGTACGTGCAGACATTTAGGTTTCATATTTGCAAAGGTTGGTCGTCTCGGTCTGGAGACTAAAAAAGGGGCCAAAAGACCCCCATAAAATCAAGTGTTGCGGAATGCACCAGCAACGGAGACGCGGACTGCGCCTGCGCCCATTGCCAAACGTCCCACGATCAGGTCGCCCTGATACATGATGGAGACATCTCCACCAGAAGTTTGCACAGAAGGACCAATTGCTTCAACGCAAGCCGCAGCGTCGCGGTGAAAAATCAATCCACAAGAATTACTGAAGTCGGTGGCATCACCGTAGTCATTCTTTTCGTTGGTAGTATCGGTATCTTCGATATCAGTACCAGTCTCTACACCATACTTTCCGAGGAAAGGAATGTTATTAGACTTTTGGATCTTGATACCGGCGATCTCATAAAGACCGTCACCAGAGTTCAGATTACCTTGGGTGTTACCAATATCGCGATTCAAGATATTAGTGTCCACGCTAGAAATTAAGCTATAATATTGCCTGGGGCTAAGTACAGCTACACGGCCATCTTTAGGGGCTGAACGTTCATCTAATACAGCCGCAGCTTCAAAGAAACCGTCAACTAAAGATTGAGCATCGTACTCGTTATCTGCACCCAATGCGACAGTAAAACCGCCTGGCTCGTCATCTACAGCAGCAGAGGCTTCAGCAGCCTGATCAAGAACGCGGAAGATGCGGCGATCATAATGTTCGGCCAAACTTTGACCAATTTGGCGAGAAATTGGACCTCTAATATCGTAATGAGCAAGAACACTATCCAATTCATAGACAAACGCTTGAGATACAAGTAGTTGGTCTACGGTGATGGTGGTTTCTGCTTGCTTAGGAGCATCGTCACTGTTACCCAGTAGAGGTGTGCCTGGCGTATGAAAACCCGCCGTCATGGCCCCGGTATGGATGAATTGGGCCTCTTTGCCGTTAGTAAGGGTACGGTTCAGAACAAGAGGCTTGGCGATAAGCGAGGTACGGAAGGATTCATACACCTCTCCAGTAAACAGTTTCAACAGCAAGGCACGCGTATCGGTGCCGCCATTTAACGAGCCTGGGCTCGTCAGATTCATGTCACTCATGATTATTTAAGAATTAAGAAATTGATATGTGCTTTGAAGATCTTCAATAAAAATAGTATTCAGTTGTCGAGTAATTACACCGAATGGGGTATCTCTTTCAAGGCCCAGATATATCGGGCTGGTTTTTTACAAGGTCCGAAGCTTCCTTAATAAGGTGAGGGGGAATCGAACCCCCCCAAACTCAGCCAGAGCACCCTTCCGTAACCGACGCCTTTTCCGAGACGTTTACATGAGATCCCCAGATCGCGCGAGTTTGTCTTGAACGTCGAGTCTGTATGCGGGATCGTCGCGGTAACGAGTATCAGATATAGCCCGAGCCAATTCGGCTTGACTACGGAATCCGGGTTCAGGACGCGGAGCCCTTACACCAGATACCTGCTTACCCTCGTAACCATTGGACTCGACGTATTTCGATCTAAGTCCCTGTACTGCCCAATATATGGCGTCAGGGTTCCCACTGGAAACCACAGCGTCATAAGCCGCAATCTCATCAGGAGCTAAGGCCTCACTGGCCCAGCTGACCATTGTTTCGTATTGGTCATTGCCGCCAACAGAGCCCATGATGCGGTCCACATCCTCTTGAGGAATGGCACCTGCAGGTTGCTCTGGTTTTGAGCTGTTGACATATTCAACCCAGTTTTGGATCAGATCTTTGCTATCCAGTTGGGAGAGCTTTTCAAGGGTTTCTTGAGATAGCTCACCACCTTCCTCATACTCCTTAGAAGCGGCCTCAAGCGTCTGATAGGTCTCTGTAGGTTCCTCGTCTGTTTCGGTCTCTTCAGAGGCTTCCTCCTGCTGCTCTTCTGCAACTGGTGTCTCCTCTGAGTTTTCGGTGCGATCCCCAAGCTTTTTCTGAAGTTCCAAGTAAGCCTTTTCAAGCTCCTCAGCAGATTTGTATTTACCGGCATAGTTAGTCTCTGTATCAAGAGCCTTTTGATCTGAGTCAAACTTTTCTTGAGCAGCTGCCTCCTGTTTGGCAATTACTTCTTCGCCAATTTGCAACGATCGCTTTTCAGCTTCTACACGTGCTGATTCAGCGGTTTCGTCTTGGGGATTAAATGTTGTAATGGACATTAGTGAACAGTGATTTTGATATTAGAAAGATTGGTAGCACTCACCCGGTTAGTCGATCCGCCCACACGGGAAGCCGCAATAGTTGGTCGAATCTTTTGCTTGGGTGCGTATTTACTTGTCGGCTTAGATTTCGCCTTCGGGGAGGGCTTCTTCGGCGGGGTTGGTTTCTTCAGTTCTTCCATTCATTTGCTCCATAAGTGCGGGGTTTTTATCTGGGTCAGCCAGGGGTGACTTAGCGAGTTGACCTGCTTGTTGCAGAAGTGCCTGTTGCTGAGCTTCCTGCTGTGCTTGCTGTTGCTCCTGCTGTTTCTGCTCAGGAGTCTTCACAAGACCCAAGTAATCAATTCCTGCTGATGCCGCGAGGCGTTTAATCGCTTCATCAGGGTTTAAGTTTGCAAGCATTGCATCAGGCCCAAGGGTCTGTGACAGAGTTTGCATAAACATCATCAACGCTTCACGATCTTGGCCGCGACCTACGCCTTCAAGACCAGCAACAACTGTCGGGAAGACAGCAGGTTTGCCATTGATCTTTGGAAGCTGTGGCAGCATCCGTTGACGTTGAAGCATTAGCAGCTTTCTATTAATAAAAGGTTCGAGCAGTTCTGTAGTAAGAGAGGCGTAGATTCCTCCCAACATCTCATCCAAAGCCTGTTGGGTAAATCTTATTTCTTCGGCAGTTGTGCGCTCAGAATCTCTAGGCGTAAATACAAGGAAAGCTTCACTTAGACGTTGGGTCAAAGTTTGAACCATGTCATAAGCTGTTTTAAAATCTCCTTGCTTACCAACACTTACAACACCAATATCATCAGGTCGGCCTTGGATAATAGCTCCATTGCCAGCTTGCGCTAATTGATTAGGTTTAGTGGTAGCACTAGGTGATACTGTAAATACTACTTTTGCGCTTGCTGCTGCACCTTCAACTAAGCTTTGCATAAGAGCATCTAAGCTCTGAAGATCAGCACGATATTCAGAAATTCTACTGCGACCGTAGTCTTCTCCATCGACAACATTGAACCTCAGGCTAAGCCAAGGGTTTGCTGTCTTAGGTGCTGATGACTGAGAGCCTTCAAGGATCTGGCCATCAACTTCTTGATACCATTTCCATTGACCGTCTATAAGTTTGACACAGGTATAGACAGCAACTTCATTGCTACTGGGATCAATCTTTAGATCAGTAGGGATACCACCACCAGGCTCACCAACATGGTTTGCAGGCTGTATTCCGTTGCTCTTAGGTTGATAATCAGGCATTGTGTCGGCATCGACGGCCTCCACAGTGATGATCTTGGTAACTTGGCCATCGCCATCCCTACGGATTACAAAGCGATCCAGAGGGTAAAGCTTCAGGCCTTTCTTACCCATAAAGACTAAGACGTTGCCAGAAACAACTAGGTGCTTCATAGCTTGGTGTAGTAAAACACGATCAGCCTTTTCAGCTACATCTTGCATCACAACACGTTCCATCTTTGACAAGACAAGATCAATTTCTGACCTAGCTTGTGCATCAATATTAGGGTCTTGTGCTAATGCCCCATCAGCAATTTGTAATTTAAAAAATTTTGCATTGACAGGGAACAGACTCAACATTAAACGCGAAGCCATAACGTTGACGCCTTTTGCTCCGACTGATTGCCAAGGTGTATGTAATTTGTTCCCACCTGAGTGGCCGCTAGGCGGCATCAGATACGGGACACTTAACTTGGCACATTCTCTTGCGTCGTCCAGGAATTGAGTCCTGTTAGCTGACAGCCGGGCGTATTCAGCTGCTACTGTTTTTTCCATTGATTAATATTTTTTGATTTGGGCAATATTGAGGCCGTTACCAGAACCAGATGATGCAGATTCCCCAATGCCTAGATTTTTAATACCAAGAGCATTCAGGGGGTTAGTCAACTGCTTAGTTCCAAGACGTGCTTTTTTCTTGGACTTTTTCATTTGTTTATTTTTTTGCACAGTGCCCGTGTTAACTGCTTCCATTGAGCGTCCACGGTTACGAGCTTTTTCTGCAGCAAGTTTTGCAGCTGCTTCTGCCTCTTGTTGAGCTTTAAGTTGAGCAGCTAGTTGTGCCTCTTGTGCTTTACGCTGCGCAGCCATCTGTTCTGCTTGTTTAGCAGCAGCAGCAGAAGCATCCGCCTGTTGTTGCTGATAACGTCTGTCAGCATCTGCTTTAGAAATACGGAATTGCTCAGCTTGCCTAGCAGCCGCTGCATCAGCATCTGCACGTTGTTGAGCTAATTGTCTTTTGTATCTTTGTTCTTGCTCACGTTGAGCCTTTTCTTGGCGTTCACGCTCTCTTCTGCGTTCTTTTTTAGAATCGCCACCACCGCCACCACCACACATAATCTTGCTCCTTAAGTTTTGTCGAGTTTTACTTTTAAAAGCCGAACAACAGAGAGTTGACCAGCTTTATATGCCAGCTCTCTGGGATCTGTTAGATAGTCAGGATAGACATCAGGAAACAGTGCATCCAGTTCAGCAACAACGCCCTGAAGGGTCCCCGATGAAAGGGACGCCAGGCCGAAATCTTCGGTGATAATCATTACTTTGGTTTTGATTCAGCAAAAAGACACTTATCAGAATCACAGGCTGCAGGACCTTGACCATCTCCAAGCTGGGAACCATAAGCTTCCATAGCAAGAGAAAAGTCACTGGTAATACGGCGAGACACTACTTCAGATTGCATCTCATCAAACTGTGATTTTGTAATAGGTTCAAACGGCAGACGTGGGAAAGTTTCGTTTGCATCAAAACGAGCCAACAATGCTGCAGAGATATATCCACTGTCTTTGACAATAGATTCGTGAATCAATTTAGACAGGGACTCAATCTCATTCTCACGAAACTCCAGCGTTGCTGAAGTGTTATGAGTGGTGTAATAAGTTTGAACTTGCATATAAAATTTGTATTGAGCTTCAACACTAAAAGCATTGATGTCAATAGAGTCACACCCAGACATATTCGCCCAGGATGTTTCGGTAGGGATTTCAACTAACCATTCAGTACATCTGGGATCGCGAGGATCCTCTAGCAATGCACCGGTTTCGTCTCGATCAGATTGGGAAGGAATAATCTTGTAGCCATAAGCTTCACAAGCCAAGGCAACAGGATCATTCTTTGCAAATGTAATACGGCGAATAAACCGGGCAGCTTTGGGGGGATGCCAACCGGGAGAAGCACCTGTCAATAAAGATTTAGTTCCAGCCGGTTGCACAGTTGTCGTTCTGTTAGGAACTCGAAGACTATGCTTGAGACAATAGGCCTCAACAGTTTCTTCAACTATATCCTTCCAATAGGAAAGAAATTCCTGCTCTTGAGCAGCAAAGATAATTCCAATTGGAGTATCAGGACGACCAGCCTCCCACCACTTCAACCACTCACTTCCAAAGGCCATTACAAAGAAATCAAATAGACCTGTAAAGCTGACACCCACAATTGGATCAACCCTACGGCTGTATTGATAACGATCCACTACAAAATTGTGATGGAGAAGCGAGGCAGCTGCAATACCTGCAGCACGGAAAGCACGCTCTTGTGCTAAGTGGTCAGTGGGATCTAAAGTGTTTAGATGTACTTCAGAAAGATTGCAATGAAAGTCTTTTCCAAGAATTTCACCACAGGGGTTTAGCCCATATCG